ACCAGCTCGGTCTGCCCGAAGCGGGTCACCATGTCGGCGAGGGTGGCGTATTTCATGGGGTAGTCATCCACGACGACGCCGGAGGCGTCACCGACGATCAGGGCGAGGAAGGCGGCGAACTCGGCGTCGGGGGCGGTGCCAGCCGGATCGGCGGCAGTCTCCCCGGTCGCCGTTCCAGTGACCAAGGCCATGAAGGCCTGCCAGGCATGCGCCGGCGCGCTCGCTGCGCCGCTTGCCGCGCCCGTGGAGAGTGCGGCGAGCGCGGTGACGGTGGCCCCCGGCGCCGCTGCGCCAAGCCCCACGCTTGCCGCACCCGGCAACAGGCTTGCATCGAGCGACAGCGCTTGTCCGTTGGCCGCTGCCGCCCCCGCGGCCGCACCGGGCAGCATCGAGGTCGCGGCGACAACGGTCGTGCCACTCGCCGAGCCGTTTGCGGCGGCAGAGGCTGCACCGGCGATCAGGCTGCCGGACGACGCGAGCGCCGCACCGGCAGCGCCTGCGGCGCCCGTAGCCGCACCGGGCAACAGGCTTGCGTCGAGCGAAAGCGCTTGTCCGCTGGCCGCTGCGGCCCCCGAGGCTGCGCCGGGCAGCAGCGAGACGGCGGCGACGAAGCTTGCGCCGCTCGCCGAGCCGTTCGCGCCGGCCGAGGCGGCACCGGGGAGCAGGCTGACGGACGATGCGAGCCCCGCGCCGGCAGCGCCGGCAGCGCCTGTAGCCGCACCCGACAGGAGGGATACAGCGGCGGCCGCCATGACCACGCCAGGCGCGCTGGCCGCCACACCGGCGGCGACAGCGCCAGGGATCAGCGCCGCACCGACGGCAAGGCTCGCGCCGCTTGCGGCGGCCGCACCCGAGACGGGGCCAGGCGCGAATACTGCCGTGGTGGCCAGCGTCGCACCTGGCGCAGTCCCGACGCCCGCGCCGGTCGCGCTGCCGGCAATCAGCGCGGTGGCGACTGGCGCGAGCGCACCGGTTACGGTCGCCGCGCCCGATGCGCTGCCCGTGGCGATGCTGCTCGAACTGGAGAGCGTTATCCCGCCGACCGCCCCCGCTGCAGCGGCAGCGCCGATGGTGGCGAGCAACGCCGAGCACGACACCGATGCGCCGGCCGCCGCGGCACCACCCGACGCCGATGCGGGCACCAGCATGGTGGCGCATGCGATGATGGCGCCGCCTGCTGCCCCCGTGACGCCCCCACCCGCTTCGGTGGCACGCGTCCCCAGCGCCAGCGTACCGAGCGGCGCCGTACCCAGCGTCACAGCGGCCAGCCTTCGTCGATACGATAGGCCGCCACGGCCGCGAACGTCGTCAGTGCGCCGATCTCGTCGCGCTTGCGCCCGTCCGTACCTGCGATCGCCGCGCGGGCCTGCTGGAACGCCGCGGCGTTGCCTTCGATCTTGGCCACCAGCGTCTCCACGGGGATCCCGCGAATCGCTGCCTCGGCCTGGATCGCCGCACCGACCTCACCCGACGCGCGATAGGCGGCGGCTTCAGCCAGCAGGATCGGCCACCCGGCCATTTCGGCCGCGCTGATCCCTGCCGTCACCGCGTCGTACAGCTCGCGCGCCTTCGCCGCCACGCGGCGTTGCTGCTCGGCCTTGGCCTGCTCGAGCGTGTAGCCGTCGATGATGCCCTGCACAGCGGCGTCGTCGCTGCTGATCCAGACGCCGTCGCGCTGCTCGAGCCAGTGCCCGGCATCGGTGACCGCGCGGTGGAGACCCGCGCCTTTTTCGCTGTAGTCGATCATGCCTGCACCATCGCGATCATCGGGTCAGTCTGCGCACGGTCCTCGCCGTTATCCACACCGGCCCGCACCATTGCGTCGGTGATGCTCGTCCAGCCGGCCGCGACGTTGTTCGACGAGCCGCCGCGCGGGAACAGGTTGCCACCGAACTGCAGCACGTACGGGTCCATCAGCCCTGCATGCGCAGCCAGGATGTTCGGTGTCCCGTCGCACAGGACACCGAGGTAATACCGCGCGAGCGGCAACGGCACAGGCGCCGCAAACGTAGCCGTTTTGATGCCCGACGTATTTGTCGGAATATCCCCCGTCTGCGCGACAATTCGGGATGTCGTGACCGGGTCGCCCGGTTCGACGATCGCAATGCGCATCTTTGTGCCCGATGCGCTGAAGAGGCTCAGTCGCACTCCGGTCGCGTAGCGATCGACTCCCGCCGGCCAAACGAACGGAAACCACATCAGGCGGTTTGCGGCGAATGGGGTGTAGCCGGAGTTGTCCGGGTTCGCGGACAGCTTCACCATATGGGCCGACAACACTACTGCTTTGGTGCGATCGAGGGAGCCGCCCCCTGCGCCGATGCCGTTGGTCTCCGAGTGGATCGTGCAGAACACCTCGCTCGTACCCGCGAGTGCCAACTTGGTTGTCGGGTTTTTGGTGTACGTGCCGCCCTCGAATTTGGCGGTCACTGCGGAGCGCTCGAGCGTGTTCCCCGCAGCAAGACGGCCGATGCCCCACTCCCAGTTTTCGCCGGACTTGATCGCGTAGTCGACGAATGTGCCCGCGCTGAGCACCTGCGCAAAACGCGGGTAGCCGGTGACCGCGGCAAGCGTGATCGTGCCGGTGCCCGTGGTCGCAGTCGTCTCTCTGGCCGCGTTCGCGAGCATGGCGTCAGTTCTGCTTGCGGTAGGTCGATGCCGCCAGTGCGAACGCGGCCGCGGTGCTGGTGACATCGGCGCCGAAGTCATTCACCGCCACCAGCTCGTCGGCCGTCGCGGCGCCGCCACGCGCCTTGTAGTAGACGGCGTAGCGCGCGGTGATGGTGGCGTTGGCCCACGTGGCGCCGCCGAGCGAGATGTCGACGCGGTCGTTGGCGGTGTCGACCGCGCCCACGGCCATGGTGACCGCGGCCCCGCCGGCGGTGTAGCCGGCGCCGACCACTTCGTTGGTCACGTCGCTGCGCTTGGCCCAGGTGTCCTTGTTGGGCGCGGCAGCCGCGGTGAGCAGCATGACCTTGAAGCTGTCGGTGTCGAAGTCGATGGCGCCGGTCGCTTCGTCGCGGACGGCGCTGTTGAAGATGAAGCTGGGCATGTCGGCTCCTGGGGGCTACGCGTTATGCGTGCAGGTGGCGGTACAGCACCACCTCGATCAGCTGTCCGGCCGCCGTGGCGGCCTCGAGCGCCTTGCCGCAGTGGTCGGCGTTGCTGCCCACGGCGGCCTTGCCGCTGCCGTCGGCGGCGGGCTTGACGAAGGCGTGGGCGGCGATCGGGGCGCTCGCCTCGACCAGGGCGGTGTAGCCGGTGATCACCGACACCGGACTGCCGATGGCGGCGGCGTGCTCGCTCACCCCCATCGAATCGGCCGAGGTGCCGCCGGCGGCGGTGGCGTGTGCGCCGTTGAAGGCCACGAAACGGGCTTTCTCGATTGCGGCGGCGGCCACCACGGTGGTGGCGTGTTGCTTGTCGTACTGGCGTCCCATGGCGGGCTCCTATGCGTGGCAGGTCAGGCGGGCTTCTTCTTGCCGGCGGCGGGCGCCGCTGAGACTTCCCCATCGGCTTCCGTCACGGGGGCCGCAGCGGCCTCGGCCACGGCCCCCGCGCCTTCGCTCGCGGTGGGGGTATGGGTGCCGGGGATTGCGCCCCCGGCTGCGCCCGCCTCATTGCTGCCGGCGGCTTCACTCGCGGAAGAGTTCGTATCGACGACGTACGGCTCGGCGATGCGCTTCTCGACCGCGCCCAGGCTCACGAGCTCGTCGAGCACGGACAGCGGCAGCGCGTCGGGCAGCGTCTCGCCGGGCTTGAAGTTCACGCGCACGCCCTCGAGCAGCAGCGCCACGCCGACGAGGCACACATGGACGATCAGGTTCTGGCTCATGTGGTGCGCCTCACTTCGGGTTCTGGAACAGGAACGCGGCGGTGTTGTAGGCCACGTTCGGGCGGCGCTCGTAGGTGGCGCCGTAGATCCAGCTCTTGAGCCCCGCCTCGTAGTACGGCGTCTCGGCGAACGGGTGGCCCTCGAGCACGTTGGTGAAGGCGAAGCCGGGCTCGGCCAGGCTGATGTCGCCACTGCCGGCGCCGCCGATACGCGGCACGTAGGCCAGCACCGCGTTGTTGCCCCACACGTCCTGGCCGGTGTCGGTCTCGTCGATCCACACGGCGTCGCCGACGTGGATCTCCTGGAGGTTGAGGATGTTCTTGAGCTGCTCGTTGGTGGCCGGGCCCATCTGGCTGTCGGGCAGGTAGGTGCGCACCTGGTCGTTGAAGCGCAGCGCGTTCCACGCGTCGGCCGACAGGGTGAGCGTGTTCGGGCGCTTGCCGATCTTCTTGCGGATGGTCTCGCTCGCGGCGGTGATGTCGGTCACCGGCGTGCCGGTCGAGGCGCTCCACTTGGTGCCGGCGGCCAGCGCCAGCACGTGGCCGGCGGCATAGGTGCCGGCGGTGGTGGCGAGCGCGGCCACCTCGAGCTCGTAGTCCAGGCCGAGGATGTCGTTGGCCGTGGTCATGGCGATGCGGCTGATGTCGAGGTTGGCCCCGACATCAGCCGCATCGCCATG